GGCCATCAGTATTGGCAGCATAAGGCAAATAATTGAGTTACTCTTTGAGAAACCTGCAAATTAGCAGGCTTAGACCAACCAAAAACTTTAGCAGCTGAAGCTCCAATATCAGCAAACCAAGAAACAGAATTAGCATACGCACTCAAAAGAGGCACTCTAGCTAAAATAGTGGAAGCGTCTCTAACCTTAATCAGAGATGAAGATATAGGACCCATTCCAACTGAATCTTGTTCTTTATCCGTTTCATTTTTACCTCGTTTAACAGAAGTAAAACCTCTACCAGACTGAGGAACAGCAGCAGCAACTAATTCAACATCTTCAAAATATCCATAAACTGTAAAACCAGCAGTACCAGTCCCTGAAACATCGGTTAAAGCTACATAGGGATAAACAAAAAGCCATCCTAAACTACCGTAGTCATTAGCAGAAGTCAAAGAACCAAAAGGAAAAAAGTTCAAAGCACTATTATAAGGAATCCTTATAGTAGCCTCAGTATCACAACACAAATCAATTTCCACATGAGGAACAGTAGTTCTCTGAACCATAGTAGCTAAATGATCATTAACCCACGTAGCAGTACTAGCATCAGAAGCATCAGCACCACCCAAAGGTAAATGCGCCATAATGTATCTACCTTGTTGAAAACGAGTTGCATTAACAACTATACGAAAAACAGTAGTAGCTCTAAACCCTAAGTAACCAGAAACTTTATTCGAATAAATTGTATTGAACAATAAATTCGAAGGATTATTGGTACCAGGGAAAGTAGAAAAAGTATCGGTAGTAGAGAAATTCCCAGTAGCGACACTAACAGGCTTGGACAAAAAGGTCTTAATTTCCTGAGAAGTAAGATCAGATGAAGAATCAAAAACCAAACGATCAATTTGAGTTGAGAGCATTCTTTCCGAAGAAACAATGTTCTTATCAGCCACAAATTGAGTTGTGGCAGTGGTATCAATGTTACCAATGCCATCTGAATCCTGAATAGGAAACAGATTTGCAGAACCCGAAGGTTCTACGCCACCTTGAGAAGCACTGGTGGATGCGCTATTATTGTTATTTGAAGCAAGTGTATAATTTAAGTATCCAAGCACACTCAAGCTCGGTAACCGTACCAAAGTTCTCTGACATTGTGAGGAATGCTCACGTTGCGTCTGAATAGTAAACCTAAATAGGTAACAACTTAAAGTATTTAAAGCCTTAGTGATTTTTAGAATTTGGATTTTATTATCACATGGGTATCCAAAAAATACAGTAATCATTTCTTATTGAAATAAAAAGTCAGGGTCCCTTTCCCAAGCATACAATTAAAATAAACTGAAATACACATTGTAAAATGTATCAAAGTGTGAACACATAAGTCTAAAAATAAGCAGCAGTGCCGAGAACGTTTTCTCGCCTACGCTGAAACTCAACATCTAAAGGTTCCGAAGTTTCCAAAAAAGGATATTTATTCTTAAAAGAATAAATAATTTTCTTAGAGTATTCATCGTAAACTTCACGATTATGTAGTGACAACTCTCGAAGAGCTGTAACAACATTATCCGCGACTATAGTATTCTTATTTTTCCTTTTAGTCCAATCAACCATTTTCAAAATGGAATTAAGTCTAAGAGGAGCAATAAAAAGATTCTCTCTAACATCGTAAACAAAAGAACGTTTAAGGAACTCAATATCACTCAATGAACGGAGTGGTACAACAGTACCACTCTTGGTTTCATTAGTATAATTCATTCCCAACTCTTTCGAATACTTAGAGAAAATTACATCATTATATAAATCTCTGTACTCGTCATGTACAGAGGCAGCAATATCATCACCTTGAGCTATAGTGTATGTATGATCACGAAACAGTTCAAGAGCCTTATGAGGATCTAACTGTTTCATATCACACATTGAACGACACCAATTATACCTAGCTATCATGTGATTATAAATTGTGTTAACAATAATAGTGAAAGGATGGCCACTAGGTAGTCCACTTAACCACTCATATATCAAACCATCAATAATGTGTCTGGAATTATAAATTTCCATCCACAAAATAGATCTAATACGAGCATTATCTGGACCATCGTCATACCACCTATTAATCTCATCTAAAATGAAAAGATGGGCAATAGGTTTCTGACTTCCATCATATTTAGCATGATCTCCCGCCAAAATATTAGAAGCACTAATAGCTATCAAGCGATTAGCTATAGAATTCCACTCAGAAGAATAGGGATTAACCCCTATAGAAGATCCATTATAAATTTTATTTTTCATATACCACAGAGAAAAAGCACCGAAATACTTTCTAAAAGCAACAAGATAAATAAATTCACTACCGGAAAAAAGTCTAGTTGATCCTAAATGAACCTTCTCAATCTCACGAAGTTCATCTTTAAGATTATCAGTAAAAGCATGGAACATACGAATATTATTCTTGGCTTTAAACAAAACTTCATCAACTCGCTTACAAACTTCCTTGTAAAATTTTTGCCACTCAGGCGTATCAATAGAACACCTGAATAAATTTTTCTTAAGAACATCACCACCGGTAGGATCAATAGACCAACCACCACTAGTACTGGAACTTATAGAGCCAAAATCAACATCATTATCAAGACCATATATAGCCTCAAAAGTACTAAATATACGCTTATCAACAGGATATTTCTCAACCCAATCACAATGATCAAAATAGTCACGACAACAAATTTGAACCAAATCATGATCAAACAAAATATCTGGTTGACAGTATTTCTTTTGAGCATTAAGCAATGGGTCAATAAGAGTACCTTCTTGCAAAAAGGGTCTCAACATAGCAGGACTCAAGCCATTATCTCCCAAGCTACCATACATTCTAGACTTACGTATAGCGGTATTAGTATTACGCATGGGATATCTATTAACACGACCCAAAATTTCAAAACGCAAGGGTTTTTCTAGATCATCACATTGTGGAACAATAAAATCAGGTTCTTCACAAATAATTTGAGGAGCGAACAACTTAAGATCTTCAAGTAATTCTTCTTGTGTAACTACAGAAGAAAAACCATCGCCATAATGAGTATTACCAGCAACATGAACACCGAACAACTTCTCTTTTTGAGAAGGATTCAAAATGCCCATCAAGTTGCCACAATCACCAGATTTCGTTGGAATATCATAAACAAAAGACTCTTTAATGGTGTAACCAACACCAAAATGTTTTTCATCTATGGCAAAAATATCAGAAAATCTCTTTCCTCTACCAAAATAAAGGCCTCTATTTCTGGAGACATTTGCAAGAACAATCTCAAGATTAACATTATTAAATTCGAGCTGGTTACGACGTGCAAAGAATTGAACAATTCTCTTACGCTCAGGAAACTGACGAGGGAATTCAATTAACACCAAATCCTTATCAGCAAGACAACCAACATTATGGCCTTTAATAACATCAGCAACAGTAAAAAGCAGTCCAGGATTACTCTCATCAGAACCATGACTGAGACGCACAGGCCTCTTAGCTCTTTCAGGATCTTCCATAACTCCATTAAATAACTTTAAAATAAAATGGTATGGCATTAAACCAATTCTACCATCTATAAAAGTTATAGAACCTAAAGTACGCCAATCTCCTTCATCAGAGAGAGTTTCAAATCTGAAACAATTCTTTCTGGCTATAGATTCAATTAAATCTATACCAGTGGAATCTTCACCAAATTGAGGAACAACCCCCATTTGAGGATGAAGGATCATAGCGGCTTTCATCGCTGCTGCATTCTTGAAAAAACGACTATCCTTAGTCTTAGGGGTACGCAACTTCTGACTATATCCAAAAGATTGTGGAGCTGTCTTACCAGTCCACCAATTATAAACCCATTTCGCAAACATAGTAAATAAACCACAATGTACTATAAAACTCAACACTCCTATAATTGAAGGAGCATTCACAATAAGATACATTTTAACATGTTGCCAACTAGGAACCATGTCCAAAAACATTTCTACATAATTTTGAACACTTTCCCTAATTCTAACAACAAGTTTCTTAGGGGGCTTAGATACAAAATGATCTTGGGGATAATCTTTACGATTAAAAATATCTATCATCAATTGACGATAACCAACTTTATCTAAAAGAATATCAACAATATCATCGGAATGAGAAAAAAATCTATCCCGAGATACAAGATCAAAAAGTTTTTGTGCATAAACCGAATCTCTGCACAAAAGATTCTCAACATCGTTACGCATACTGCGAGTAGCTAGCAAGCTATCAATGAATACATCATCGTCTTCGTCGGAATCACCATCCACCTCAGGATCATAACTATAATCATCAGGTAGAACAAACTCCTCAACAACAGTATCATAAATACTTGAATACTTTTGTACAAATTTCCTAAAATTCTCTTTATGCAAAGCGAATTGCTTACGCTTCAAAAACTCAAGCTTACGAGCTTCTGAAACAACTTGATCAAAGGACAACACCTCACCATATTCCCGAGTAACTAAATCATATCTATGATACTCTAAATGTTCAGGACGAAGGTCTGTAACTTCCAAGCCCTTCAACTCAGGATAATCTAATCCTTTAATAGTTGATACAGGCAATTTTGAATAATCA